GAGGACATTGAGTGGGCCACGGTAGCTACGGAGACCAAGGTAGCACTCAAAGGCATTGGTAACTTTCGTTATGACATTGCAGAGGACTACAAAGGTAGCCGAAGTGCTAAGCCAGTGGATGAAGTGTTGATGGAGAGGCGTAAGGATCTCAATGAGTATGCTTACAGCCTAGGTCACTTCCAGTCAGATAATTGTGAAGCTGATGATGTGGTCTCCATCTGGGCTCAACAGGCTTTAGATCTTGGACAGAACTTTGTTATAGCTCATATAGATAAAGACATTGACATGGTAGAGGGTTGGCATTACAACTTCACCAAAGAAACTTTATACTACATTGATGCTGAGACAGGATGGTATAAGATGTGTATCCAGATGTTGACAGGTGACTCAACGGATAACATTCAAGGTCTCAAAGGTATTGGCCCAAAGAAAGCTGAAAAGTTGTTGACTGATGTGCCTAAAGATGGTATGATAGATGCAGTTAAAGAAGCGTGGAAAGAACATCATCCTGAGGATTGGGAAGAGAAGCTTGAAGTATGTTGGAACTTGATCTACATGAGGCGTAACTGGGACACTTTCAAACAACTTACCATAGCGGAGGAGCTACTTAATGCCTAAGTTTAGATCAGGACTAGAGAGTGCTTTCAGCGATGCTGTTGGCACGGAGGACTTTCTCTACGAGCCTTACCGCTTACCTTATATCATTCGCAAGAAATATGTGCCTGACTTCATTGACACACGTACAGGAGCTATGATAGAATGTAAGGGGTTCTTTAGAGTTGGGGACACACAGAAGTACAAGGCGATACGAGATGAAATCGATAGACCTTTAATCTTTGTGTTTACTGACTCACGTAAGAAGCTACGTAAAGGTTCTAAGATGAACCTAGGGGAGTGGTGTGAGAAGGAGGGTATGGCTCACTTCACTATGAAATCAGTTGATAAACTACTGGAGCACTTAGCATGTCTGGCACCTTTGAAGAAATAAGAGAACAGATACTAAACAATTATGATGTTGACTTCTTATGTGAGCTGCTAGGGATTACAAGTGAATCGTTAGTGGATCGTTACGAAGATATGATCATGAAGAACCTAACATTATTTGAGGAGGACACATCTGATGATTAATGCTTATGATCAACCAGCCTCTGTAGGTTTTGACTGGGAAGCTGAGATGACTAATATGAAACGAGGTGAACCTATGGCTAATGCACTAGACACACAGGTGGGTGGTGATCACTATACTAGCATGAAGCAACAACCTCTTGAGAAGACTTATCTGCAGTATGGTTACGATGGTGTCAAACACTCTCTCTATACCAAGGTAGACAAGTATCTCACTAGAGACAAAGGTACGGATAGGGTTGACATTGAGAAAGCTATTCACTGCTTGCAGTTGCAGTTAGCATTCTATGATAGGTCTAATGTTGCTGTAGAGCTTTATAATGATCGCTTAGAGCCTACGTTCAGCCCAACGAAGCCAATAGACGGGAACAAGTAATATGAGCAGACTACTGGAGATGCTTAAGAGGCATGAGGGTGTAGAACCTTATGCTTACACATGTACTGGAGGTAAGATCACCATAGGCGTAGGGCGTAACATTGATCCAGTTGGAGGCATAGGTCTGTCACCTTGTGAGATTAACTTTATGCTTGGTAATGATATTGATAGGGTTGAGGACGAACTATATGCTGCCTTGCCATGGTTGAGTGGTAGTAAGATTTCTGAGCCACGTTATGATGCTTTAATCAACATGTGCTTCAACCTAGGACTCCCACGCTTCCTTAAGTTTAAGAAAGCATTGTCAGCTATGGAGGCTGGTGATTACGAGATTGCCGCTATTGAGTTCCTAGATTCACGTTGGGCAAAGCAGGTAGGCCAAAGGGCCACAGAATTAGCACTTATGATTAAAACTGGAGAATATGTAAATGGTTATTAAGTTATACTCAGGCGACTACTGCCAAGCCTGTAAGGCCCTAAAGAAACGTCTGGTTGCTCTTGAGCTGACTAACTACACTGAATGTGACATTGGTGACTATGATATGAAGACTGATCTTATGGCGCTGGGTCTGCGTAGTATCCCAGTGTTAGCAATATATAATAATAATGGCGTCATAATGGATACTATGGTAGGCAACATAGCGAGTGATGCACACTTAGAGGAGTTCTTTGCTTGAGCAACCTAAGTACTACAATAATTAGAGTAGACAATAAACTACTTACAGTTCCCGTAGCCCTACAAGCCGCTATCCTTGGAGTCTTAGTACTCTATGGGGTAGCGTTCTTAAGTATGGACTCGGTACACAATGCAGCACATGACACTAGGCACTCATTTGCCTTTCCGTGTCACTAACATAAGAGACTAAAGACATGATGATCATTAAGCATATTGAGAGTATCATGGAAGGTTTTGACTGTGACATAAACACAGCGATGCAACTATATAAACGTGGGACAGTCTGGGAGGACTAAGATGCAAGCAGAATACATAAGCCACATGGGTGATGATTTAACAGTAGTAAACGCGGCCCGTGTATCGTTTAGCAAAGAGAGTGCTGAGGTAAGCTTAGGTGACGCTAAGTTGATTAAGTATCTAGCGGAGCATGGGCACTGGACGCCCTTCAGCCACCCTCAGGTGACACTGAGGTATACAGTACCAATCTTCATAGCACGACAGGAGTTCAAGCACATCGTAGGCTTCACTCGTAATGAAGTTAGCCGTAGGTATGTTGATGATACACCTACTATATATGAACCAAAGGAATGGCGTGGACGGCCTGAGGGTAGTATCAAGCAGGGTTCTACAGGTAAACATAAGGATACTACAGCTATGCAGGTACTCTATGACTATGCTGTAGGTGAGTCCTTAGACTCTTACAGGCTATTAATTGAGCTAGGTGCAGCCCCAGAGCAGGCACGTATGGTCTTACCTCAGTCCATGTACACCAGTTACTACATCACTGGTTCCTTAGCAGCCTTTGCAAGAATGGTTAAGCAACGCTCAGACCCTCATGCTCAAGTGGAAATACAAGAGCTAGCTAAGATGGTAGCTGAGGTAATTGAACCTTTGTATCCTGTAAGCTGGGAGGCGTTAGTACATGAGCAGAACAATAAAGAAACCTAAGACAGGCGCTAAAGCAGTCTCAAGTCGCTGTTGTAACAACGGTACATGTGACTACTGTCTAAGTAATAAGATGCACAAGCACAACAAAAAACTAATTCAAGAAGAGAGAGAAGAGAACAATGAAACTTAAGCTAAAGCCTTGCCAGATGGAACAGATTACAGTAACTCACCTAGACCAGATCCACTTTGAGTTGAAGAGTGAGCTACTACAGAATGATATTGAACCTTACCTAGACTATGAAGATCTAGCAGAAGTAATACGTTCTATCATTGCTATTGAAGTTGTTATGCGAGACTTAATGTTTGAGGATGCTTACTTCATCTGGAAGTCAGAGAATGGAGTAGAGCTATGAGTATCTATGAAGATTACATCCACAAGTCACGTTATGCCCGATACCTCCCTAATGAGCAACGCCGTGAAAGCTGGGAAGAGACTGTATCACGCTACTTAGATTACTTTAAAGATCGTGGTGCATTAGACGACAAGACGTATAAAGAGTTATACAAAGCAATCATAGCTAAGGAAGTTATGCCATCCATGCGCGCCTTAATGACCGCTGGTAAAGCTTTAGACCGAGACCACATTGCTGGTTTCAATTGCAGCTACATGACTATTGATCACCCTAAAGCCTTTGACGAGATGATGTACATTCTCATGTGTGGTACGGGTGTAGGCTTCAGTGTAGAGCGCCAGTATGTGAGCAAGCTGCCTGAGGTGTCCGAAGAGATGCACCCTACTGACACATGTATCAATGTAGACGATAGCAAGATTGGTTGGGCTAAGGCATTCCGTGAGCTCGTAGTGCTGTTGTACTCTGGTCAGGTGCCTACATGGGACATTAGCAAGGTACGTGCAGCAGGCGCACCATTGACTACCTTTGGTGGTCGTGCATCAGGCCCAGAGCCTTTGGTTGACTTGTTTAAGTTTACTGTTGCTTTGTTTAAAGGTGCAGCAGGACGTAAGTTGAGTAGTATTGAAGCTCATGACTTATGCTGTAAGATTGCTCAGATTGTAGTCGTAGGTGGCGTTAGACGTTCAGCTTTGATTAGCTTATCCAACTTGACAGATGATCGCCTTAGACGTAGTAAGCATGGTCAATGGTGGGACACAGAGC